AGTTTCAAGCACAACCAACAACTAATGTTAATGTGGAAGATAAAATTATTGATAGTGGTAAAGTGGAATTGGGTGTGCAAAGAAATGGTTATCACGAATATATGTTAGATGGTAATAAGTTTGATACTAGAATACACTTTAGAGTTGTTCCTGTTGAAAAAGAAGATAAATGGGTATGTTGGACAGGATTTAAGCAAAAACCCCTTCCAAGCAGAAAAGATGAAGGTATTTGGAACATATATGACGATAGGTATAAAAAATTAACCATACAAGAAGGTGAATAACGCTTTCTTAATATAGTAGTGTCGGGGTGTCAGTATTGAGAGGCGTGATGAATCAGTCTATGCTTGTAAAAGCAATAAACACAAAAGATTTTCAAATACTTAAATCAGATGAGTTAGTTATTGGTGGTTATGCTTCAATTGAAATCGTGGATAAACAAAATGATTTAATTACTTTAGATGCACTAAAAGAAGCAGTAAAGAAATATATGGCTGAACCTAGATTTAGAAATGTAATGACAAATCATTCAAACGTTCAAGTTGGAGAAGTATTAAAGAATTATAGGGATTCTCAAGGTAAATTATGGAAATCAGCAGTTGATGATGTAGGATTTTTTGTAGTAATAAAACTTAGAGAAGATATTGAAAAAGCAAAAGAAGTGCAAAGAGGCATTAAAAAAGGAACATTACGGTCATTTAGTATTGGTGGGCAAGCATTAGAAAAGAAAAAGCGAACACATCAAGAGTTAGGGGAATATAACGAAATCAGTAAATTAGAACTGCATGAAGTTACAATATGTGAAAAAGGTATTAACCCCGAAGCAAAATTTGATATATTAAAAATGGAAAAGGAAAGTGAAACAATGAGTGAAAGATTAGAGAAAGCATTAGAAGAATTAGATGGATTGTTAAAGGATATTAACAATGAAGAATTGCCAACAGACGAGAAGAATGCGGGTGATAATATGTATGGTGAAAAGATGGATAATCCTGAAGAAGAAGAAGAAGTCAGAACAGGCGAAGAAGATGGATTAGAACTTGAAGGCGGTTCAACAGATGAAACAAAAGAACACGCTTTTACGCCCGGAGATACTGTGGAAGATAATGTGCCGGAAGATTTAATTGTTGTAAGTGGTGGAAAACCAAAAGGTAACTTTAAGAAATCAATTAATAAATTTAATGATGATGTAACTACTCTTGATTTAACCCCTTCAAATGTTGAAAAGGCTTATGAGCAGTTCCGAGCAGAACAAATGGAAAAGATTGCTTATAGTGATATTAAGAAACAATTTAGTGATAGGTTTGCTCAAGAAATTACCGATAAGAAAAACGCAATTGCAAAGAATAATTACGATGCACAAACAGAAGTTTCTGACCTTAAGAAACAATTTGCAGATTTGAGAGATACCTTGACTCAAGAAAGAGATTCAATCATTAAGGCGCAGGAATCAGCAAATGCTCTTCCCGCTAATTTCCCAAGTGATAGTAATGATTTTGCTAACATGGGTTGGGGAGAATTACACAATTTGGTTCATCGCATAGAAAGAGGCGAGTGAAAGTAATAAATAAAGGAGATGGAAAAAATGAGTAACGCATATATTAGAACATTAAAAGACTTAGAAGCAAGCACATACGGAATGCCCGGAATTGCTGGTAATCAACTATTGAAGAGTGCCGGTATTGTTGGTGGTTTTGGAACACCACACGATTCACCGTCAAACCCATTTAGTTCTGCTAGTGGATTAACTGCATTGTATAATGTGATTTACGGCCAAAAGGTTTGGTCAATGCTAAATCAAGAAGTAAATGCACTTTCTGTCCTTGCAAAGCGACCATACACTTCAAGCGGTTGGAGAGTATTAAAGAGCAGACCTTCTGGTGGCGCAGGTGCGGCATTAGCAACAAATACAACTTCCGGTGCTGTTGGTGCAACAAGTATATTGCCAACTAATCTCGGTGGACAACCAGAAAACGAAACATTGGGTAGTGGTAATCTATTAGCACAATCACCTGAATATGACAAGTTATATATGTCACCCAAGACAATCGCACATATGTTTGATTTCAGCGAAGTTGGAATGGAAATGGCACAAATTGACGATGGTATCGGTGATATTAGGGCTATTGTAAGAGAAGATATGGGTAAGTTTCATGCTGAAGTTCAGTCTAAAATGCTACTTCAACCTCTTGAGAACTATGACCACGCAAATACACTAACTATTGAACAAAACTACACTTCACTTAATAAGGTAGTTACTTCATCTGCTGAATTGTATTCAATGGATTCAATTGCTTTGGTTCCATCAACAATGGGTCAAACAGCGACAAACGCAGTAGGTAGTGGTTCAAATGTAAATACTGCATTAGTTACTCTTTACGGTAATTCAGACAGAAATGTCGCTAGTGGTGCTTCTGCTGGATTTATGGATTCAGTAGTTAATTACGGTGCAAACTATTCAACATCATCAATTAGAACACTAACATTGACTGTCATTAACAGTTTGCTTCAAAACTTGCGACTTAATGGTGCATCACCAAAGGTTATTCTTACAGGATATGACACAATTCAAGCAATTTCTGACTTGTTACAGGCTCAAGAAAGGTTTATGGATAGAAAGGAGATTATTCCTTCACATAGCGGCGTAAAGGGTGTAAAGGGAAGAGAGGTTGGATTTAGAGTAGCAACATACTTTGATATACCACTTATCCCATGTAAGGATATGGCTACAACAAACGGCACAGCAAGCGCAACTGATGGAATTAGCGATATGTTGGTATTAGATACCGACCATTTGTGGCTATCAGTTATGAAACCAACTCAATACTTTGAAGATGGTATTTCCAATGGAAACCCATTCGGTGTAGGTGTTCTAGGTAATAGAGGGCTTTACCGAACAATGGGAGAAATCGGTTGTTCATTCTTTAAGGGGCAAGGCAAAATCACTAACCTCTCTTGAGAGTAGTTAGGATTTTATTCACATAGGAGATGAAAAAAATGGCACACACAGTAAGTATTTTAACAGACCATAAAGGCACAGCACGACCAAGAGTTAATGGAGATGAATATATGGTTGATGCTATGGTTGATATATCAACTTATATTGCAGGGGGCGTAACTCTTCTTGCTTCAGAATTTGGTTTAGCAACTATTCATTCAATTGCTATTACGGGAATCCAAAATATGACATTTTATCCCTTTATTCAGACTGATGCGGCAGGGGCTTATGAAAGTAATACTTCGGCAAAAATGGTAGTAATTCATGTTTTACAAGCAACACCCGCAGAAAACGCAAATACGACTCATTCAGGACAACAATTTAATGTCCGAGTTACGGGCCTATTGTGAAGGTGCTTCCTTTGGCAAAAGTAACTCTTAAGGATAATCACCCTGTTGGGCGGATTACTCTTTTTACAGGTGATACCCTTTTACAGGGCGAAAGTGTTTTTGTTAGCACAACAGATGCACTACGAATGGTAAACGATAATCATGTTGATATTAAATTCACAAAAAAGGATAAAGACAACCTATTAAATTTAGCACCAAGTAAGTTAGGTGCATTAATCGCTAATCTAGGATTAGATGATGATACGACAGCCTCTCAAGTAGTGGCTAAATTGGTTATTTCTAAACCTAAATCAAAGGTAAAGAAAGTTGTTGAATCCGTCACAGGCGGAGAGTAACCCGACACCTTTATTAGGTGAAAGCGTTTATCCCCCAATGGGAGAGATGTTTAATGAGTCATGCGGGTTGTAGGTCAAGCGGGGTTTTATCAACAACTGCCGTTGTTAGTGTTGATAGAGCAAAAATAATTAGTGTGCATTTAACGGCCACTATTGGTCATTCCGATAATGTATTAATGTGTTCTATATACGATTCTGCAACAGCCACTACTTCGGGTAAAACCGAATTGGTGAGATTTGCTCTTGCTAATGGAGCAAGAACCGCTTTAGAAACTGTTATGTTTGAAGCAGATATGCATGGTGTTATAGCCTTAGAAGGGATTTATTGTGTAATTACGGCTTTGTCGCCCGGAGGCAATACATTACCGTCACCCGGAATTTCAATTGAATTTGCTTAAGGAGGGATAATTATGCCATCATTAAACCAAGACACTAGATTGATTATGACTATATTGTTTGTAGGTAGCATTAGTGGTGCTAATGTTTATTTTTACGCTAACTACGGTAATGAATTACCGTGGACTCCATTATCTCATGCTGTTTTATTCGGGTTAATAACAGTTGGGGCAGTTATGGGAATGAAGGCTATATTTGATTTAGCGGTTAATGATAGAATAGAAGGATGGCTTTTAGATAGAAGAATTAGATTTTATTGGGAAAAACAACAAAGAGAAGAATCACAACGCAGAAAGATTAAAGAGTCTATGGGTATAATGCCACAACAACAATTTCAACAATCACCAATTATTATCCAACAACAACCAGACTATGATGAAACCCCAAATGAGTTTCTTAAAAGTATAAAACCATAGGGGTTTAGAAGGTGTTTGGATTTGATGAAACAGCAATCGCCTATGACTTACAAAGGGCGCATTCAGCCGATGTTTGGTTTATTAGAGCGAGAGCATGGTTTTGGGGAATAACAGTATCAGTTGCCTCATTTTGTTTGGAAATATAGCAGGGGTATTTGATTTGAATTTCTTTGGTTTTATTTTTGATGCAATTAGTGAATTACTTTGGTGATTATATGTGTCAGTTTTTGCAGGATTCGCAATTGTAATAACAGAAGCATTATATTCATTTTGGAAAAAATTTCATGCAATTAGTTTTGGTATATATGGAATTAGTAAAGTTGGAAAAACAACATTAAATCATCAATTAAGAACTAGAGGTGAGGTTCCCGAAATTAAATTAAGAACAGTTGGATTACATCGGGCAACTAGAAAACAGATTAAAGTAAAAAAAGAAATACACACAATTAAAACATCTGATATTGGTGGAGAGGCAAAGTATTGGAATCTTTGGGAAAAGGATATGAAAAAGCGTCAGGTTAAATATATTATTTTTATGATTGATGATAGACACTTACAAAAAGGGAACATGGAACATCAAATAGCATGGAAATTTTTAATAGATTTAATATGTGCTAAAAAATGGTCAAATGGGAAAAAGAAAAAAAGAGATGAATACCCTATCGCAGTTTCAATTTGGGCAAATAAATATGATTTATGGAAAAACACACATGAATACAATGGAGAGATTAAAGACCATCCAATTTTTGAAGTATTTAAATACGGTATGAGACAATTAAATGATAGGGGGATTCCAACCTTTAAATATATAGTTAGTGCAAAATCTGACCCCGAAATGGTATATAGAGGAATATTTACAATGGTGGAGGATTACTAGTGTCATTAGCATTTAACCCAAATAACGCTTTAATAGGTGCTTCTGCACCAAAAGTTTCAAATGCTTTTTTACCTAAAAGGCTTGCAGCAAGGTCAGCCGGTTCTGTTGAAGAATATCATTTTACCGAAATTAAACCTAAAAAACAACTAAAAGAAATTAGAAAGGTTCTTGTGCCGGAAAAGAAACGATTTATATTTAAATATGGGTTTAAGTTTAATGTAACCAATATATGTGTTGTTTGTGGAACCCAACATACATGGGATATGTCTGACCCATATAGGCCCGGAATACCATTACATCAAGTTACAAAAGGAAAACCACTTAGAGGAACTTATTGTCAAAAACACGCTGCTATATATAAACAGATGGAAATGCTTGAACAACAAATTTTAGCAAATGAACATGGTTTAGAGTTTAGAAGGTTTATACCCAAACCCCGAATGCCTCAAGTATTACAATCAAAGGGGCCATTAACAACCCTATCAAGAGCAGACTTACAAAGTTTAATTGCAGTAGGGTGGATTGTTACTGCTCCTAAAAAATCTAAAGAAAACCCTCAAGAGGAATATAATCGTTTAGCAGGGGATATAAAAAACAACTTAGAAAGAATGGAATTTTTAGTTAATGGTGGTGAAGAATAATGGGTATATTAGGAACAAGTAATGGGGCAATTGCTAAACAAATAGATGGACAAAACCAATCAACATTTAAAACAGTTAATAATTTATTAACTTTACAAGAGAACCATGTTGAAGAGTTTTTTCAGTATCATGGTGAAGAGTTTTTTAAAGCATTAGAAAGATTAATTGAAGATGTTGTTAAAAGAGAAGTTAGTGGAATATTATCCAATTTACAGTTAATTAATGATAATGCTAGTGGTAAAATAACAGTTACAGCAGATTGTCTTGCTGAGTATAATAAAATTACTCAAGAAAACATTGATTTAGATATATCAGCCCTCTTAACAACGGCGGTTAATTCTGAAGTGATTATGCAACGAAAGATGGCTAAGTCACAATATCTTGAAAGTCAAGGGTTTGCACAAGAAACAGGACAACAACCAATGCAACAACCAATGCAACAACCAATGAATATTCAAGGACAACCACAAATGGGCATGGCTAATCAAAACATGGGTAATATTCAAGGTGCAGTAAATAATCAATCCGGTTATCCTATTGCCCCATCCGGTTATGATAACTATAATAACCCTTATTGGGTTGACCCTGCTACGGGTCAAGCCTCATATACCGCCCCTTCAAGTGGACTACATTTAATGGAAAAAGCAGGTAAAGTTGCTGCATGGGCTAAATGGCTTGCTTAAGGGGGAATTTAAATGATAGTAAAAGAAGAACCCCCTCAAGAAGAACCTCCCCAAGAAGAACCATTAGAAACAAATAAATTATATA